TGATCGCACCGCATCAGCCCCCTGGCTCGCATTGATCGTCCTGATCGCCCCGAACGCAGCCTGAAACGCAGACACCCGCATCAAATTCGCGAGCAATTTCTTTGCGAAGACCAGTTCCTCACGTACCGGCCAGTACAAAGTCAGCCCGCGGGGGTCGTTCCCGAGCACATTCCGCTTCCGATGCTGCACCGCTGTGCGTTCCTGCAGCCTTTCTGGATCCGGGAGTCTCCCCATTGGAGTCACACGCAGCAGATCCGGGAACCACTGGTCGTTGATGAAGTAATCCGTCGGCACGTACCGGATGTCGTTCGTCCGGCGAACGCCAAGCAGTTCCACAAAAGGTCGTGCTGAGTCTTCTGGATCCGCGTCCTGGTAGATCGACCTCGGATCATCGTCGAGATCCGTCGGTTCGGCGAAGTACGGTCGAAGGATCCCGTCCTGACCGTAATGCAGGAGGTCGAACACCTCACCATGCTGATCGAGCCGGTTACTGACCTCTGCCTGCCGGAGTTTCCACCCGGTCTCCTTCATCCATTCCTCGAGGAATTTCTCGACTCGGCGGACAGCAGTTGAATTACTGCTGTCAGCCGAGGAGTCTTGGGTTTTTGGCTTCACCGTCACCACATGCCCAGTATCGGCGATGTAGTACGCTCGGTTATTCATCGCGTTGCTGCCCCAGCACACACGACTCAGCTGCGTCCCCAGTATCATCACCTGCCGTACGTCTTCGATCGTCTCGTACGGCTCCTCGCCCCCGGATGGAAACACATCATCTCCCTGACTCGTCGATGACGTCAATTCCTCGAAGATCTGATGGGCCATCTTGGTGGCCTGAATAGCGAACAATTCCGTCTCGACCGCAAGACTGTCTTTCTGCATGAGTGTGTCTCCTGCAGAAAGATTAAAGCCTGGACAGCCAAATAGCAACAACTACCGGAACCATCTCCACCAAGGATACACCGCGCGGAGGAAGTGTCTCGCGACTCCCGCCGTCGGATTCAGGTCGAAACTCTGGCAGCACAAATAGCACGCCGTCTGGACGGCGACGAATTTGAGCCACTCCGGGTCTTTACTTTGACAGTGAGAACATCCTTTTCTGCTCATTAATAAAGGTCCTCCCATTCGTGCTCCTTAGGAGCACATTTTCCGCAAACATAGAACTCGTGGTCGTAGATTTCCTTGATGACCCACCCACGAAGATGCAATTCGATCCTCTGTGCAATTTCTCGCTCCCTGCAGTCGGAACACTTCACGTCAAGGAGTTCAAACGGATTGTCGGTCAGTTTGAGGATCATCGCTGCACGTCCTGCCAAAAATCTCCTACCAACTCCTGATACTGGACTTCAACTTTGGCTCCAGCCTTGTTCATTCGTGCCGCTTTTTTATTCGCAGTAAGTTCTACGTACCTCCTGTGTTCAGGACTGTCACAGGACGCCCAGATAACTTCGCGAGTCATCCACGGACCTCCGTTGCTATCGACTCCACGTACGACAAAACAAGCGTTCATTTCTTCTTCCTCAGATTGTCGTAGTACTTACTCAGATGCACCGGCAACTGCTGCGCCATGTCCAGACTGTCCGGTCCGTCGTCGTGTTTGCCCTTGCCGGGGATCCCGTCCCAGGTGCGAAGTTGGCTGAGGAGGATCGAAGTCCCGGGATTATCGACGAATCTGAACTCCCGTTTTCTGATCGGACCGTCCAGCCGCCTGATCCGCATTTCTTTCTTCAGCATGTCCTCGACCGGTATGATGATATTCCCCATCGACAAATACTTCGACAGGGCGTACTCCGGGTGCGAGACAGCGTACTGCATGATCAGATTGACGAAGATCTCCTGAAACTGCAGCGACTCGATCCCGATCAAGTCCCCGCTCCTGATCTTGTGGTGATCCTGATCTGTGAACAGGAACAAATCCTCAACGATCTGCCCCGGAGGTCTCCGCTTCAGGTCAGCATCGACATACTTCAGGTCCTCTGTCTGACACAAACACACAATCGACGAATAGTCCCCGGAACTCTGCTTCTTCCCCTTCGACGCATCGACCGTGAACATCCGCACGCATCGTCGCACGTCGGGATCCGGGTAGTCCTCGATCGGAATTGTCACGTCCATGAAGCATTCACGCTCCCACTCCGAGTCTGTCTTGCTCGAAGCGAACCAACACCCCTCAAGGAACCGCTCCCGCTCCTGTGTCGGCAACGACATCAGTCGCTGGCGATACTGCGGGTCGCTCTTCATCAGATGCGTGTTGTCTGTCAGTTTACTCGGGATGAACGTGAACGACGTCGATACCTTCGCGCCGAACTCGTCAAACACCGGCTCGTCCGTCCAGATCAACTCCTCGTCCTGAGTTACGAAGTGCCTGATCACTCCTGACTTGCTCGCATCCGGATACCCGGTCTCCGGATCCAGCCACCAATGCACCAACCTGTACAGAAACGAGTCGTGGTCCGGGTTGCACGTCATCCTCAGTGTCGGCCTCACGCCGCTCTTCGATCGGCAGCGACCCCAAAGGAACAGCACGTTCTTCTGCGTGAACGCCGCGGCTTCATCGATCGCCACCCAGTCGAACTGAGCACCCAAATACTCCTCAATGTCACGCTCGTACTGCAGTGTGCTCAACGAGATCTTTGCGCCGCACGGGAACGTCCATTCCGAACGAGTCTGATTGAAGACTGCTCCCATGGGCGAATACAACTGCCTCGAAGAGTCCAGCAGCCCTCCAGCCTGAGTCAGTTGCGGGTACGTCTTCCTGAACATCGCTCCGCGGAACAACGGGTTCGCATGCGGTCCCTGGCAGTGCCTGAGTGGGTCCAGCAGGATCGCATGGCTCTTTCCTCCTCCCGCCGCGCCACCGAGAAGCACAATATCAGCTGTTGATGTCAGGAACGCATGCTGCGTTGACGAGATTTGCATCGGTCAGAAAAACCTTCCAACGCCAAACCCAAGAGCGATCGATACGCCACAAATCAGAATGAGCCACAGCGCGAAAAGAAGTCTCTGATCAAACTCCACTGCCTTCTTCGGGGGCGACCTGTAGACAACAACTGACCCAATAGTCGCATGTTTCACGATCAAACCCTGATGGTACAGGTCAATCACAGCGTCGTGCTCGATCGGACATGCCAGCAACTCGTCGTGCTGCGTCATCTTCAGAAGCACCGGAGGAACTGCCGGGTCGTCGTTGACGTGCAGGTTCCAGCCTTCTTCCAACAGCAATTGTGCGATGCGGGTGTTAGTCATCGGCTACTCCATGGCGTCGGCTGTGACCGTAGGTGGTGTCATCGGCGACTGTGGGATGTTAATCCCGGTCACCTTAGCACGGGCACCTGATGGTTGGCGACCTCGCGATGGAGAGGGTGGGGTTGACAGGAGATTGAAAATCGCCTGCCTTGCGGACGTCTCGTCCTCGGCGCCGATCACATCCACCTCGACGATCACTCTGTAACGGAACGTGTCTGACATTTATGGGGTCCTTCGAATTGTGTTGCCGTTGCCGTCCAACGTAACGCCCGTTGGTCGAGAACGAACCTCGCTTATCGTGAATTGCTTCTCTACCGGCTTGTCTGTGGAGAGAGCCTGAGTCTTGAGTGTGATGTAAGGGAGCGTGTTGAACGAATCGATCTTCAATTCCAGTGAAATCACGTTCTCAGGGAATGGACCGAACATCCTGTTCAACTGGTCAAATACGTCGTGGGGGCCTGCAAGCCTGCCTGTCATCGTTTGGTCGCCTTCATGTAAATCACCTCGCCTTCAACGGCGATCTTCGCCTTCAAGCCTCGCTTGCGGGCCATAATGTAGATGTAGTTCTTCATGGAAGAAAGAGTAATAAAGAAATCAACCTTTCGGACGAGTCGCCACGACTGACCGTCAAGCCATTGATCCCAGGGGTAAATCGCGGTTGCTCCGCGGGTTTCGGTGAATTTGTAGTCGGGGACGGGGGTTGCCATTTGGTTTAGTTCCTATTAGAGTTGGCGAAGTGTAGTAAAAAGGTTGACGAAATGGAATTGTTTTTTGGATTTTTTTGTGTGGACGGGATGGGTGTCTAAACTCCTCCCCGCTGTCCGTCAGATTTCGTCGAAAGATCGTCGCGCCGCGGTCCACCCGCGGCGCTCGATCCCCCTTTGTCACTCAACAGGCAGTGCAAAACCGCTGTCAATCGCCTGATCGCGGGTAGCATTGCTCCCTGCCTTCAGTCGTAGCCCGATGATGCTTCCGAAGCCGCGGGAATCAGGCTCCGGGTCCAGCCCTGGTAGTCTCAGGTCGGAAGCGTCGCCGTCGAATACGTTCCATTCAATCGGCGATCCCGGCAAGCGAAACCTCCGCGGCAAACGCTGCTTGATTGCCCTGTTGCCCGCGTACGGTCCGTGCTCGTAAAAAGCTACGGATACGTTGTGGCCTCTCTTCAGTAGTCGGACGCATGTATCCTGCGACGTCTTGCGTTCGTCCCACGAGGCACACAATGCGTAGTTGTCAGGCGTATTGCCTACTCTCTTGCGTACCTTCGTGTAATCGTAGAATCTGACGCCGCTGTGTGCTTGCGGTATGAACCAGGGCGCAAGCTCCCACGATATGTCCGAGAAGACATTGAGGCGGCATACAAGCTGCTTACCTTCACGCTTGGCGCGTGCCGTTTCTTGGCGTAGTTCGTCGTTCAGCTGTCGCCTGAACTCTTCCGGGCTGTCCTGCATGAAGCGGGTTTTCGCTATCCTGCAAGCCATTATCGCAGTGAAAATCGTCACGAGGCCGCAAGCCGAACCGACGCAAGCGCTGACGCAAGCGGCGCTTGCTCCTGTACAATTCGTTTTCCCTCCTGCGATGTTTGCAGGTGATAGGCTGAGGCCGACAATCTCTATGCTGAGATTGCCCTTGGCGGTTTTGAGGAGCTTCGTATTGCTTTCCGATCTGGCGAGTAGTTTCATTCTGTTACCCCGCTTTCCATGCGTTTGATTTCCATCGTCGAACGGCGCACCACCAATGAACTCACGTTAGCGTAGTGGTCTGCTTTCCGGGTGATATTGCCTTCTACGTCAATCCAGTCCTCCGGATACAATGCGAAGGCGGTTCCGTCGGCATATTTGAGGCCGAATTTAATTGCCCGCCAATCGGACTTGAATGTTTTGAAGTCCTCGATGCCCGCCAGATGCCTGCGCCACTTCCGACCTCGGCACAAAAAAGCGCCGTCGGACTCTCGTTTGACAATCCAGCAAGCCGGTTTTCGTTTTGACATGGTTTTCATCCTTCAAAGTGTGAACGAAGAAAACCGCGGAGCACGTTGCGCCGCGGTCTCGATGGTGAACTCAGTTGACGACAACAGTCGTTTCGGTCTCGATCGCGAACAATTCAGGTGCCAAAAGTCCCTCACGGTAGTATTTCGAAAACGTCGCTGGTGCAACGTATTCGGCTGACCGTTCCGAGAATGCCAGTCCCTTCGATTTGCAGTATTCCACAGCCGTCTCGTCGTCGACGATACGCTTGATGGATTCGACTTCCTTGCGCTCGATAATGCGGACTTGTTTGTTGACGCTGACGGATCGTCGCTCGCCGATCTGTTCCAGTACCTCGGGTTGAAGTTTCTTAAGTTCTGCCTGGATTGCTTTGAGTCTCTTCGCGAGCAAAACTGACTCGTCCGTCAGCTGCACGAATGTTGTCAGCGTTTTCGTGCTTCGTAGTGTGCTTGATGTCATGATCTGTTTTTCCTTGAACCATTGTGAAAATTGAATCGGCCACACATTGTGGACGATGTCTGGAACTACTCTTCGTCGATAACGCAGGCGATGACTGCGGCTCGCTCGCCTGCAATATTGAAACCAATAATGGAATTTGGTGTCTTCGTTTCTGCGTCTCCAATTGCGACTGATCTGAACCAGCGGTAAACGCTGCCATGTTTCTCTGCCGCGCGGCGATACAGTTCGTTCACAGTCGCGAATCGTGTCTTCGTTCTCTTGCCAATCATTCTTCGGCACTGTTTCTCGTTGATTGTGACGAAATCACCAGGTCCGAGTTCTTCAGAGTCGTCGTGCGGTTCGCCCAATACTCGGTTGATTGTATTGACGCAAATCTTGGCACCGTCTGAAACGATTGCTTCAATCGGTTCGTGAATCCTAATCAGCATAACTCCTGCGTGAATCAGAATGCCGGATTGCATCAGAGTTTCCCTGGCGTACGGTTTAATAGATGGCGATTGCTCCTTGCCAGTCAATAGCTGCTGAATTGAAGGGATGCGGGTTTTCTTCGTATCGGTCGAGACGGAAGGTGTTTTTTTTCTTGCCTTCGTCCGCTTGGATACCGGTGTTCCATCTGAAATCCGCGACTCCTTCTCTCCTTCATACAATCCAGCTACCAGCAACTCTTCCGCGCCGTAAACAGCGCACTTTCCGCACGCTTCACATTTATACCTGCGTGCATCGGGCTCTACCCCGAAGGCTTCCTCTCCACATTCAATGCAGAAACCGAGATTGTCGTCAGACTCAACTGCATCCATGAGCTCGTCGATTTGTGGTTTTACCATTGTAAAATTCTCCCGTTGTGAAAATGTGATGGTGGAAAACTACTCCGGAACGTTCCGGTTGCAGTTGTTAGCTGCCTGGATCAGTTCTGCCAGTCGATGAGCATAATCAATCAAGGAGTCAGTCTGCGATTGCGTGAACTCCCCGGATTCGTCGGCAACATCAACGATCCGCATGACGTCTTCTGCAATATCCAATTGCTCTTTCATGTTTGCTTCAATGTCCATCGTCCTTTTCCTTGCTTGAGTACTGAAACGAAATAAACACAATGCCGGGCGTCGCGCAGACGCCCGGGCTTGTGGTCATTTGATTTCATTTACTTCGTCGTATTCCATCGTCCGCAATGGTTTCATGATTCCGTTTTCAATCCTGCGAACCAACAAACCACCAGTCGGAAGTCCGAATACCCAAAACCGGTCACCGCGCACGTCCTCAATATATCTATCAGCTGTCTTACAATCGGCCAGCTCTGCTCTGATTTGTTCTGGTGTCATCTGTTTGTTCCTTGTTTAAGTTTGAAAAATTGGTCCCGGACCATGGACGATATCGGCGATACGCGGAATCGTCAAGACATAGTTTTAGAGTTTTTCAAGAATTAGACAATGCTCGGGAATCTGCTCAGAGTCTCGAGGAGTTCCGTCGGTCCGCACCGGCACCCAGCACCGCACCGGCACCCAGCACCACGCCGGCACCCAGCACCACGCCGGCACCCAGCACCACGCCGGCACCCAGCACCGCACCGGCACCCAGCACCACGCCGGCACCCAGCACCACGCCGGCACCCAGCACCACGCCGGCACCCAGCACCGCACCGGCACCCAGCACCGCACCGCCGGCGGCGGGCCCCGAGCAGCAGCAGCAGCAGCAGCACGATCCCGATCGGGTAAAGTCACACACGACGTACGTCAATCTCGACGTTTTCTTCCCGAGCGGGGCACAGCAGTGGAAGCTGGCACTTGACGAGCAGAGGATGATTCGTCAAAACGGTGATTCGTCGATTCGACGAAACGGTGAAACGCAGTCACTGTGCATTTACCTGCGGTCGCAATCGCTGTTTATTTGCTCGCATTCACGCGGGCGAGACAGCGCGCGAAGTTTCCCCTTACCCCAATGATGTCTTTGTTACACACATCGAGGTTTTAGTGTTTTGGGGTGTTCCAGCGGTTTAACGGCGCCGCGACGTATTTGAAATCACGGTAACAACAAAAAGCCCGGCGTAACAGCCGGGCTTCTTTTTTGCATTATCTCGATCTTTCGAGGATGTCATCAGCCCTCTTGCAGGCTATCCCGATAGATGAATTGATATCAGACACATCAGTGATTTCTTCGACTTCCTTTAACAACTGCTTCATTGCATCAAGGATCTCTCTGATTCCTGGCCGCTTTACGCTTAGTTTATGTCCAATAATTTGGAACTGTGGGATTGCGAATCCATCAGTCAACGCAATCTCTCGATATGAATCGATTTGAGAATGAATCCACTGATCCACTTTGCAGGTCCTATCTGCGTATCCCATTCTGAATAGTTTTTTACGAGGCTTTGATTTACTTCCGGCCAATGTATGAGTCACAACAGCTGTCGCCTTTGTGTAATTCACTTCGAAAACTACAGTTTTCATCTTTTGTTCCATCCTATGGAACGCTCCGTAAAGCTGTTCTTCGACGTTATTCATTCTTCACCTCACTCCCGTTACTCGGCAGCACCAAAATCACCCTCTCCTGCTTCTCCCCGGGGTCATCAACCCTCAGCTGCGACATAGCGATCTGAGCCTGCAGCTTATCATCTGCCTGATTCTGCCCCTCGATGGCGATGAACTTCCCGACGGCATCCAGCCGAGTCTCGACGTCCTGCCTCTCATCGCGGATGACTTTGTCCAGCAGATCCATCACGGCGGTCTTTGTGCCTTTGTCGTCGGTCCAGCGAGCGGAGCCTGATCGCCGCATGCAGTTGCCGATCATCGACACGGCTTTCGCTGGTTCCATATCATCGAACGGGCTAACCATCGCTTTTCTCCATCCTGTCGCACCAGAGTTTCAGTTTCTCAATTACATGATCAGGCATTTCAGGTTCGAGATCACGGATCCCATACCTGATAATCTTGATCACATACTTCAGATCCTCTTCCAGGACCACTAACCGCTCGCTCCCCATCACATAACCCTCCCAATCAATTCTATGGCTTCATCGAGACTATGAACGATTCCAGCTATCCCATTCGCTGAAATTATCTTCTGGATCTGCAGTTGCTGAATCTGTGTCGTTGTTCCCCCTGGACGTTTCACTTCCATCGCGACGAATCTCCCCTTCACGCAGCAGATCAAGTCCGGGATCCCCACCTGACTGTAGGCTGTCGCATGAGTTTTGATCACGAACATCCCGGGCTGTCTGTTGATCCAATGAACAATCTTCGACTGAATCTCCTTCTCCAGCATTGGGCATACCTCTCCATTCGATACTTCCCCTCGGGCAAGCGAGAAACAACGGTTTCCCTTTCGACCTTGCCACTTCATCAACCACAACTCTGTAGTGTCGCTTCGTTCGAGTCACCGTCACGTACTTCAGGAACAGATCCTCCTCGAACGCTGATTGATTCGCCAGTTCAGAAGACTGTGACATGCAGAAAACATAGTCAGCCTCCATCCCCTTAGCTGAGTGACATGTCCCGAGTCTGATCTTCGGGCTCCGTACGAGCTCCAGCCCCCACTTCTCGATCGCGACGTCCAATAATAAAAACTGGTTCTTTCGCCATAGTTCCTTTTGGACGAACTCGACGAATCCTTCTCCGGCGCCCCAGTCCATTAACTCCGACAGCCTCTTCGAGAGCCTGCCGGAGCACTCCATTTTCTTCCATTTCGTCTTCTCTCCCTTCCTGAACAGTTCGAGACCTTCCGACTTCATGTTGAAGTTCTCAGTGAGCCTCCTCCAGTCCTGCTCACTGATCATCCGGCCTTCGATCAGATCACGCATTGTGATCACGATGGCGATCTTCACCGGTGAGTCCCAGTGCGAATGTTCCTGATCGCTGCAGGAGACCCACGGGATGTTCAGTTCCTCGAGACGCTTCTTCACAGCTCCGAGGCCGAACCAAGTCCTTGCCAGGATCAAACAGTCGCTTCCGGCAAAATCTGCCAATCCGCTCATGAACTCGTACTGCTTCACGAGGCCGACGGATCCTCCCTGAACTTCTGTCCATGTTCCTCGACTCACGTATTCCGGATCCTCTTCCAGGATCTCCTCCGCCCACCGCACGACATCTGGCGGATTCCGCCATGACCTGTTCAGGAGTACACGATTTCCTGATTTTATAGCCTCCCTCTCCTCTCGTCGCAAAATTCGATGGTCTGACGCTGCGAATCCGTAGATGGCCTGATATGTGTCTCCGACCATCCATGCCTCTCCAGCGAAGCCTGAGAGCCTCTGAGCGACGCGATGCAGCAATTCACTGCTGTCCTGATACTCGTCGAAGATTGCTAGTTCGATTTCCGACGGCACGGAGCCCAGCGGGTAGCACTCCCTGAACATTAGATCATCATCGACTTCCACTCCGGCGTACCTGAGCAGAATATCCGTGAAGTCGTATTGCCCTGAGTATCGCTTCGCCTGCTCGTACTTCCTGATGATCCTGAATTCCTCATCGGCCAGATGACCGGGGCGTGACACTACCAGTCCAGGCACCACCTGGCCGTTTTTTTTCCAGTGTTCTATATAGGGATCAGAGTGATTTAACCCAGTCGGTCCAGTCGGTCTGCCGCATAAATAATGTTGATTTTCGTTTTCAATATCCGTCCCGTAGTAGGAAACCGAGTGGCCGGCGCACGAAAACCCTGTGTTTTTATTGCTCGGACAGTGTCCAGGTGGTGCCTGGCCGGAGACTGGCCGGTACTGGTCGCCTGGCCCCACATTAGGCAAGTCAGATAAGTCAGGTAACTTCTCAGGTCTAAATCGGTTCAATCGCGACCGATTCGAGTCCCATTTCTCGAGAGCCTTGTCAACCTTATCTGCCAGGGTTCCGTTGGGTCCGCCGCGGGCTGCGCCGAGCGTCTCTTCAACGAATTTTCTCCCTGAGTCCTTATCATGATCGATCAGCAGCTTCCCGTCAATCCCGAGAAGCCTGAAAGCACAGGAATGCACAGTCCTGAACCATCCGTCCTTCTGCAGCCGATCAGCCTCAACGCCTGTAACCTTCGCAGCACGCATTGCCGCTTCGCTGCAGGCCGCCCGGGAGAAGCTAGAAAATAAAATTTGATCCCACCTGACTCCATCCCTGAGCTTCTCTTCGACGATTTCCATCGCCTTCCGTGTTTTCCCTCCGCCTGGCACACCAATGATCACATTTGTCATTTGACCACCTCTCCGAACCATAGCCCTTGCCCTGCTTTTTTGCGAGCATCGACGGCGTCTTCGAGCTTATCGAAACGTCCAATGAAATTTGCTCCTATTGAAGCTTCCCACTGATGAGTGATCGTGTTCCAGTGAATCCCTGGACCTTCGCCAGCCTTTTTGCCCCTCGCCCGCTTCTTTTTCACCTTCCTCGATTTCCTCTTCACAAGCTTCAGGTTCTCGATCCTGTTATTCATCCCATTTCCGTCGATATGTTTGATGATTCCTTTCGGATTTTCACCGAAGTAAATAAACCATGCCACGATGTGCGCGAGGAGCTTCTTTCCACAGACATTGATTCTGATGAGTGTCATTTTCCCTTGTTTAAGCTTACATCCAGCCACCTCTCCTTTCTTTGCTCCTCCACCGCGTCCTCGATCCAACTTCCACCGCAACGCCCCGGTCTCCGGGCAGTATTCCAACAGTTCAGCAGCTTTCTCAATCATCCCATCGCTCCAACAAACAAGCCCTCGCAGATCCGGTACAAGCGGTTCCACGAGGGCTATCAAGATCGGGGTTCCCCCCGAAGGTGTCAGATTGCGTCGTTCTTGTACAACGACTCCTGCATCATATCACAAATCCGCACGACCTCAACGACCTTCTGCACATCGAATCGATCATCTTCATCCCTGATCTGTCCTTCCATGTCGATCCACCAGTCACCCTTCGCGACCTGCATGATCTTCGGGAGTTGCGTCGCGATGTTATGCGGCCCAAGTCCCCCTGCGAACCCGACAGCAATATCAGTCTCAGGGCGAGCCCATTCATCTGGCGACACTCCTCGCCCCCCTGAACCATCGACAAGCACGGCGTGATTCGCCTCTCCAGCACGCAACAATCCGGCGTTCTTCCAGGTATGCTGCGTGATGATCGTGTGATCGGGGTGCAGGCGACACACTTCGCGGAGATACCACGGTTCGATGACTCCATTCACCTGAATGCGCTGTACTTTGTCGGTGAATTCACGGAGCCTGCCACCAAGCAGGCTGTCGCGTGCTGTTTTACCACACACATGCAAGGCCGATCGACGACCATGCATGTGGAGCAATTTCAGCACTTGAAGGATTGCCCACGGAGGCATGTACCTGTTCCTATCCTTCGGCGTTGCTGTGTAGAGCACACCGACCTCGACGTTTTCCGGCAGCATTGCCAGATCAGTCAGTTCATCAACACCTGTCACTGTTATTTGCATTGTTCTATTCTCCTTCCAATCCACAGGCTAAGATAACGCATTGAAAAGCTTCCGCAGCGACAACTCAGCCTCTCGCCATCTGTTATCATGTCACCTCCCTCACCTCGAACGTCTTGCCCCCGATCACGACGGTCTCCCACTGAGCCGCCTGAACCACCGGACCCTTCGCCACCCGAGCCAACGCTTCGGCCTCAGCGACCTCAGTCCACACGCCTGATCCAACCTTCATCGTTGATACTGTGCATCCCTGCTTCTCAGCACCATCGATTGTGATGTGCCACACTTCTGTCTCTGAGTCGCACCGGTAATACCGTGGACTGTGGATATTGCAGACGAAATACCGCGGCCACTTCACGAGCATCGCCAACGCCTGTTCTTCGGTCAGTTGCGTGCGTCCCTTGGAGTCTCGTGAATACCACGCCCCAACTACTGACTCTTTGCCGTCCTTATCAACGAAGACGCACCGGCCTTTGTCGAGTCTCTTCACGAACGCATAGTTCGGTGCCCCTGTTGACCAGTACTGCGGGAACACCTCCGGCTTCCAGTCGAAGCCGGTGCATTCCGGGAGATGCACGTCGAACTCAGACAAATCCCTCCAATGATGAAACACGTTCCCCTTGTTTTTGTCGTAAGTCAGGAATCTCAGAGACGATTCGGAATTAGAATATCGAATCTCCCTATTATCGAACGCGACGAAAACGATCGTGCCGCCCTTCAATCGCCACCACTGATCACGTTTCGGTTCCATTATTCATCGATCCTTTCGTCAATTGCCTTGATGCATTCCTCAAAACTTTCGCCCCATCCGAAGTGTCCCGGATGCTCATCGGTTCCGCCGCAATACGAGTCGTCAGTCCATTCGTACTCAGTACCACCATGCCACTTGATCGTGTATCCACGATGATTCCTGATGTGCATCTGCTTGTAGAGTGAAGCGTACTCGTTCCACTTATCCTCAAAGACGCTGATGAGCTTCATGAAGTTATCGCTGTCGGCGCGTCTGAATGCGACAGCGAGTGCCTGCACGAAGCTTCCTCCGTGCTTCTCCATAGTGTTGATGACGTAGGTTCGTTCAACTGATCTGTCCATCTAGCTCCTCCTTCTTCTGATCGATTTGTCGTTGCAGAAATTCGAGTTCATCAACGAGGATTTTTTTACGCTGTGCCGTCCACTCATCGACGGTCATCAGTTTTTCTTCGCGCACACCATCAGTTTGCCTGACGTCCGTCCTTCGTCCAAGACAGTTGAACGGGTGGTCTCCATAAACTGCCTGAGCGACACTGTACTCATGCAGTATCATGTCGTACCCGAACTTGTACTTCACGCCGGAGATGTACCACGGCTTGTCATTGAAATACACCTTCTGTTGCAGCTGAAATTTCATGCCCCGGTCTCCTTCACTGCGTCAGCATTGAAGGAGATGGCCTCATCCCTCGCTGCTCTAGCCTTCAAACAATACGCCAGAACCTTCTCTGACGTGATATTCTTCCTTCGCATCGGTTCCTGCATAGCCAGTGCAAAGTACACCGCTGACATACTAATCATTTCCGGATGCTTCAGGTCATCAATCACTGCGTTCAGGTTAGCATCCGAGAGTCCGTCGATGAGTGCCATCTGATCAATGTCCATCAGTTCCTCTCCGTTGCTTTTCTGACCATCATCGTCCTGAAATCATCGATCTCCTTCTTGGCGGCGATCATGCCCTGGAGTCCATGCTTTTCGAGCACCCATAACGGCGCCGTAGCGCCGGTCATGAAGATGATCCGAAGCAGGTCAATATCTTCTGGTTCGAACTCCTTGCAGTTCTGACCGGCCATCATGTCATTGAAAATATCTTCAAGTGGATTCATCAGTTCCTCCTCGCATCTATCACACTTCTCATGAACGCCACAACCTCATCCTGCAACGCATCAAGATGAGCAGCGCCCTGATCCTCGGTGACACTCGGATCACCTGTTTCCTGAACCATTGCGAACATCGCAGTCGCACCGGCGAAGAAGGCTTTCTTCATTTCCGTGTATTGAACCTTCGATACATCCTCTGCACCGAAGACTGACTTCGCGAACAGTTCCCATTCATCGCTTATTGTTTTCAGGTTCGTCCCTCCTAACTAAACTCAATCGGACAATGACACACCACAGACGCCACCGCAGCGATAAACACAGCATCCCACCTCCGGTGCAGCGACTCCGGCCACTTATCATTCGACGCCAGCATAGAAGTGAGCTCTTCGAGCAGCTTGTAGCTGGATCCGACGGAGATACTGTATTTCTCATCCTGTCCAATGATCCACTGTGGTGTGTCGAACCGCTCCGGAAGATACCAACCATCGCAGTCGCTGTGGTTCATAAGGTGGCTGGATGAGTAAGACTCATTGAACGGCAACGCCGTCGAATACTCCGGCCACTCACGCAGTTCCGCATACACCTCACGGACGACATGCAGTCCGTGGTAACTCCCCGGCTCCGTGACGATCGTCTTATCATCGTCCATGTTCAACATGATCCGCAGTGCCTCTGACTTCTGGATCCAATTGTCCAGTTTAGACAGATTGTCACGCACCTTCGCAACTGTCACGTTCACTCTGATATCAAGTCCCATGCTTTCCTCCGATCAAATCAGCCCACGGTTTCACCGTGTAAAAGAAAAACCACCATCCTTCGTACCACGCCTGGGCACGCAGGTTTCCCGGGATCCCGGGACCGTATGGACACCGGTTGACACCGGAGAACCACCCGTCTCTGTGCAGTTTCGCGAACGCGAAACCTTCCTTTGCTATGTACAGTCTCTGCTCAAAGTCAGTCACACATCCATCCTCCGCAGCTGCGAAGTCTCATCCGGCCTGGCGTACCCGGTGCGAGTCATCCACAGGTCGTTCACATACCTGAAACAATCATCGAGCGTCGGCATCCCCAGCGGCACCAGTCCTTCGTGCTCGATGTCCTCCAGATACCACTTCAACTCATCGAACGCGATCCATGCAGTTGACCAGTCGCATCCCTCGTTGATTTCCTTGACTACGATCGCGTACTGCAGCCTTTGGCATCGGTTGCAGGCGTAGAACCTGTAGAACCTATGATCAAACAGGCCGCTGTGGCATGTCATGACAGACTTTGCAGGAAACGTCTTGCGACATGCTTCACACTTGTGCGGCTTGCGGGTCTTAACGATATTGCATTCTGCGAACTCAGGGCTGTCGTCGTACTGGAAGCACATGGATCAGCCTCGCTTTCACAGTAGAGATCAGTTCCGTCCGTTTATTCTTTACTGCCAGATCCACGGCCTCGCGCCGAGCCTCTGCTTCTGTGTGGCACTTGACGTCACATCGGAACGGCTTTCCGCGGGAGAACCTGACAGTCACTTCGTACCAGCGTCTCATCGCAACGCCTCCACAACCGCATTCCATCCATCCTGCTCACCCTGACCGGCATACGTACCGTCGTTCAGGTCCCATCGTGTCTCGATCATCCTTTTCTCGATCATCGTGTCGAACGCCCACTTGCATCCGCGCTGGTATCCAGCGGCGTAGGCAGATCCCTGGTTAGGCTGAACAGGAAATCTGCCGGGGTCTGTTGAGAGACCAGCAGCGATCAGCCTCCTCTCCATCTTCCTCCGGAAGTAGTTGCTCGCGTCTTCCTGAGCCTGTTTGTGTCGGTTGAATGTGCTAACCCGCATCTTCCATCTCCTTCTCGATAATCTTCTTAGCCTCCTCGGCGGCTTCGATGAACTCCTCCTGCGTGAACACACCTCTGTCAACCAGCAACATCCCCAGCGCCAGCAGGTTCACTGTGTTGCTCATGATCGCCGTTTTTACCTGTCTTTCGTTCTTACCACGCATCGATGTCTTCCTTCTTGATTTCGGCGAGTTCTTCACGGAAGTCGCCTGGGATAAACAAATCTTTCCACTTTGAAATATCTGCACCACGGACGCAGATAGAAGTCAGCCAGTCACCAGTTGTGTTACTAACTGTGATCCAGCAGTCATCGTCGATTTTCCTGAGGTGCCGTTCTTTCTCTCCGCACAGGTACATGCATACGAAAGCTCCAATATGCTCCTTGACGATGTTTAGCATCGGGTCGTCGTTCCTCCCGATGTAAATCCCGTCTTTCTTCCACAACAACGGGTTCCCGAAGCCGACATCGAACATTTCTTCGAACCCCTCCAACTTCTTCAGCGGAGGAGTGATAAGTCCGCACGCCGTCACGTACTGTTTACCAGCGATGATGTTCATTTCTAATCCTCTCTGTTCGCTCCAGTGTGATCCTGAACGCACGACTCAGTGCGTTCTTCTTCCATTTCATCCACATCCTGTCACGGATTCGGAGTGTCAGTCGCTGCATTCAAATCTACCTTCATATCGACAAACTGTCAACTTAGTCTTGGCAAATTATTTCCGTTTTTTCCGTTTCTCGTAAGCATGGCGCAGGTACAGGTTCCACCGCAGCGCGGCGGAAGCAGCCTCGGACCTTGTTTTGAACGGTTTATCCGGGATCGCCGGGATCTCCTTGCCTGCCGGCGGCGACACAGTGATCAGTCGCTGTCCGAGGACGTGACCACGGTCCGTGCGGAGTTCGAATGCGCCATTGAGTTCGATGACGTTTATCTGCATGTCAGTATCTCCTCGTATAACCGCAGATCGTACACCGCATGTTATTCGTCCCTGGGATGTCTTCGAACGTCGTGACATCCATCCATCGATTCTCTCGTACCCACTCCTCATTGTCGTCCACGTAGCCGTCGCCCATGTAGACCAGTTCAGGCTTTGTGTGCGTGCATTTGGACTGATCCGAAGTAGGTTCCGGGATCCGGCACGAAAGTCCGTGCAGATCAAGACCTGCAAGTTTTTGTGCTGCTGTGTATTCCATCTCACCTGCTGCTTGTGTCTAAAAAGACATTATCACGCCGAATCGCCTGGTTAAACTTATCGTTATGTGGACGGCACTTCGTCTGCCCACCTTTTGTGAAAACACTCTTCGCCATCATCGCCACTCGCCAGCCAGTCCACACGCTGCAACATTGCCGCAGCCCTTCGCAAAGTTTTTTCACACTCGCGAAACTTTATCACTGTCTCCGCTGAATACTCCGGCTTGTAACCATACTCATCTCGCTCCGCTGATTCACATTTCCGGATGTATTTCTCAACCTCGTCTGCCGCGTGATCAATGCGGTCTTGCATATAATCGAAATGCCCGCCACTCATATTGCACCCCAATCGCCACATAACAAAGCAATCAACGCGGAGCGGCGAACCGCGTCAATCGTGAGGGCGGCGTCACTCGCGCCGCCCGGTTATTGCAGTCGTTAGCCAGAAGCCTGCTTGTCGATCATGTGTTTGCAGATCGCCAAAGCATCCATATTGGTATCGTGCGGTTTGGCCTCAACCGCAGATTCCTCGACTCGGACGCAGCAATACTTTTTGCCTGTCCCGAGTCCCAAATTCCAAAACATAAACATAGCCTGTTCAACATCTTCGCGGCACGAATGCGGCCCATCCACCAACTCTGTCGCGTATCCATGCACGCCAACCTCAGCCAGCCACCAATTGACGCTCTGGCTAACAATGGCTTCAACCCGAGTTGCGGGCGGTGCCTTTTTCTTCTGTGCCATGTTTCTTCTCCGCAACCGGGTTAAGCCAAGCGTTGTTTGCTACCACTCATGTCCACAATCTGCACACAATCGTTCGTCACCGATCTCCGTGCAACTCTCATAGTCAGACCACTTTCCGTCCATGGTTTCATCGTCGGTCAGCGTTACCCAAAATGCGGCCATCAATCCGCTGATTCTCGCACCACCGCAGTTGGGGCAGGCCAGCGAACAAGGCGGTGCAGCCGAGTTGCGGTCATCGTTTTTTGACATACTTAATCCTTTCGCCGCAACGCGGATTACCTTTGTCGTTATCGTGACACAAACGCAGTTTTTCTTGCCGCCTCTTTTGTCAGCCGGTACATCAGATCCTGCATCTCAAAACCCCGCTCTCATCAAATCCCGCACGGTCGTCAAATAACTCATCCAGAACAGTTCAGTGAACGGAAGACACTTTCCAGACGCGATCCACTGTGTGTCGTTCCGCGTCGGAACCTGGTACCAGTCAAGATCCCTTGTGATCCGGAAGTCAACGAGGACGGCGATCGGTGGGTGTGTCATTGCTTCAGCACCTCAGACACAGCGGCCTTGACCTTCGAAAACTCTTCTGTGTCTTTGATGGTGAACACAGCATGCAGGTCATGCGCCAGTTCGATTCTGGCAATCAGTGAATGGACATCCACGACGAGTTGAGCAACGTCCTCCCAGTAGACGTAATCGCCATTTTTATCTGGCTCAGTCCATGTACTCTCGCCATCACCGTTCTCGACGTTTAATCTTTGTATTGGCATTTACTTCTCCAACAAAAACGTCTCAATCACTTCCCTCGGCAACGCACCGAGTAGTTCATACACCTGCTCCTTCGTCGGCGGAGTCACTGGTCCGCCTGACTGCACCTCGACCCGGGTACGACCCGGGTACGAAGCGTGTACAGTGTCCGCATCGCTATGCCGAGGAACTCGCAGGCATCTGTCTTTTTTTTGAATTTTGTCAACGCAATGCGGACAAGGATTTCCTGTGCCAGTTCGTTCATCGGATCCCCGCAACCAAAATGTCTTTGATGAGTGAGACGAACTCATCCCGAGTGTAAAAAATCAGGCCGGTCTTCTCAGCCAGTTCCCAGCACGAGATCCCCTGGTTGTACTTCTGCCATACAAGCTGGATCTCGTCAGGATCACTGATCACCTTCGTTGAAGATCTCGTCACGCTCTTGAGAGCGATCGTCTGGTCGGCCTTGAATGACAGCATAGTGCCGGTACGAGTAAGCAGTACGGCGCCGTCGTACCACGCCTGAGACAGAATCTTCCAGACGTCGTACCGCTTGTCCCCGATGTCCACCGACAGGATCGCGACTCCGAACCGCGACTCTGTCGTGACAGTCTGCACACGGACATGTCCCTTCCAGATCACGCCGTTCTTGTCGATCGTGAGGCCCGGCGCCCAGGCCCCGATTTCGCGTTTGGCGATGGATGTCATAACAAACCCATTTCTTCGTCGAGTACATCCTCTTCAATCTCCTTGAACCTCTCAAGGACCATGGCTTCAAGCACCTTCCGCTCGTCGTCCGGGATCAACACGTTGTTCCCGTCGTCATCGTGGACCTCGAGTAACCGGATCCGAGGCTCCGTGATCTCCAACTCAAATGGCTTCCCGAGATCCCCTTCGGCGATCTCGGCTTTACGCAGATGCCTGTTGTTGCAGACATACTCCACGACCGCCATCCCGAAGACGGACTCGGCGAAAAGAAATTCCTCGAATAGCCATGATCCGGATTTAAGGCCGGTGCCTTTGTTTACGGATTTGCGTGCGGCGCTGAATGTCATTAGTAATCTCCTTCAAAGTTATTGATTGTCCAGACAGGCATTGCTCGCCTCCCACAAAGACTTCAGGTGATCATCAATCTCGTGAGTCGCCAATGGCTTCCCGTATTTGATGATCGTATCGACCATCCAGTCATACCCGCAGAAGCCATCTGAGTCTTTTCTGAGTCTCTTTGCTTGTGCGGATGTGACGTGGTGAATATCGATCCTCGCCATCCATCCGTCTGACCATGAGTAGTGAAAATAACGCGACTTCAATATCTCAGCAGCGTTGTCCACTTCGATCTTCTTCGTGAACGAACGAACTATCACGTACTTTCTGCCCTCTCCAGACCACCTTCCATTCCATGACAGACATCCAGGCATGCTGAGTGTGAATGCAAGCATCATGACTTCTCGCCTCCGATTGACAGTGCCCCGCTCGGGCACTTATTAACATGGTTACGAATCTGTTCTGAGGTCGCTCCCCAGATGTTTACCCATGGTCTCTCTTCCGGGTTGAATACCTGCGGGAGACCTCTCCAACAGGATTCACAGTGAGTGCAAAAGATCACTTTCCCAAAGAACCGTCAGTTCGCCGTTGTTGTATTCACGCTTCGACATTAGTACCTCCATCAACACACAAAACGTCCGACGTCTTAAGTTCCAGATGCTCGTACGGACGAGTGATCAGGATTCCTCCGATTACCACCTGTCCGCCGACGTTGAGCGGAGTGCCAGCAGCTGCCAGTGCTTCGAGCAGGGACTTGTCGGCGAGTTTTCTGTTGGCGATAGAAGTTGTGACTTCGACCTGTACAATCAAGATGTCGTTTACCAGTTCTTGAAATGTCATTTGGTTTTCCTTCGTGTTAAAAAATGAGGGATGGCCTGGAATCGAACCAGGATGATAGCCCGTCGGTGGCAAGCCGATGGCGTCATCAAATTGCAACACCTTTACCTCGTTGCCACGTCTCGGCAGTCGATGTGCCTCAAGCACCAGCCATGATCCATCCCGTTTTGAACTCCCAGACCCCCTGCACGCAGCTTACGCCGCGTGCAGTGGATTGTCAATACTTATTCAAGAGTTTTTTCCAAAGAATACCAGCGGCCTTCCATGGGGCCGCTTCGGTAGCGTTGTTTCTTAAATCCTAAAGCCTCGATGCACTCGGCGATCTGTCTTGTCTGCACAGCGCCGCCGAATGCTCCTCGATATCGGCGAGTGACCTCGTCGAACTTCACCAAAAGAAACACCTGCTCCCCGGAAAGTGTGTAATACCCTGTGAGTGGGTCTTCGGGGGCACGGATCTCGGTGAGACCGGAGCCGGGGATGATCTTCAACCGGCCCTTGAACGTGTGACCGTGGTCCTTGTATCGGATGAGTTCTTCCTGAATCGCTCCGAACGGTCCAGCCATCGCAAGGATCAGGTCCTCGACGTTCTCAGTGATCCCGTTTTCATTCTTCTCGGTCACGCCGGCGTTCGATGTCAGGTATTCCCTGAGTCCGCGGGTGATGCCGTTGGTTCTCTTCTTGTCGTTCTGTCGCCCCTCCCAGATCGATTTCCAGTTCCATATCGTGAACGACTTATTCAGCACGAACTTCCCGTGAGTGTCCTGCTGCACCTTCCTGGCGAACGCCGTCGCACTCTCGAACGTCACCGCGTTCATTTCGATCGAGTGCTCCCCGATCTGTACCCCGATCAGATCCTCATCAGATTTCGTGATGTACTTCATCGTCCAGTCACACACCCACTCGTCGATTCTGTCGGGTTCGGAGGTGGTTGGGTCTTTGGTGGGATCCACACGAAGGGAAATCCCGTGCCTTCCGAGCCATGCTCCGAACGACCGGTCGTCGTCCGGAGCCTGATCGGGTGGCGTCGTCATCTTCTCCTTTTCGGCAAGTTCTGCCGCAAACTGTTCGAGCATGAACTTGTACGAACTGTTCAGGATCCCATCGACGTCCCGCTCATCCTTGGGAGGCTCGCAGACGAGCAAATTGGCCCCGTAGAGCCACATCCTCACCTGTTCGATCACATCTTCATCTTCGAGCCTGTTAATGCCCCAGATGCGAAATGCGTGCCTCCAGAGGTTATTGGCTTCGACCAGCAACGCATGGTGCCTGTTCCCCGGCGAGATTTTCCCTGCTCGAGCCCTGAATTTCCTCGCTTCGTTCGGCGCCGTGCCTCCGCCCGCTCTGACATTGCTGTGGTTCTTCTCGTGCAGGAACTCGATTACCTCTTTCGGTAACTCGATGATCGGCAGGTCGTCCAGCGACCGTCCTTCGATCCATTGGTACTGGGCACCGGTGTGATGTATCGACGGAGGAGCGACGGACTGCGACTGCTTCTCCGGGCGACCCATCCGGAACTCAAGGCCATCGACGACGATGATCCCCTTCTCCGCCACTGGCAAGTCAGGCGTCCATCGGTACAAGCGGTGAATCGACTTGCCGCTGGTGTATGCAGGACCAGGATAATCCTTCAGAAGCGTGTCGGCCAGATTGCGACCTTCAGGCGAGTCGTCTTCGATGTCGATGATCGCCTTGTCCGCCGGGATCCCGAAACACGGTCCGACGATGATACCGACGTTCCATCGGTCGTCACGCCACTGCTCAGTGATGATCTCCTCGTCCTGGGTTGCCGCCTTCCCCCATGCTGAGGCAACAGGGTGCTTTCCTTGCCCCTTGCATCCGGGGTTTCCGCAACTGCAGTGAACTTCACCTGCCCTGAATATCGGGTAGTGCAAACGGATGACAAAGAGACCATGCTTCACCAACGCCAAAACATCGTTTGCAGCTATTGTCACCGAGTTTCTCCTTTATCGGGATCCCGCACTGTAAACACCTTCCGAAAACTTTTCAAGAATGCGATTGAAATTTGTCGATACTAACCTTGACAAAGTCTTATACCATCTTTAAGGTGTGTTGCGATGCTATGCGTGTCATTGCTGTTCATTTCGGTTCTTTGCGTGTTATCGCTGTTCAATGGACTTGCGTTTGGTTTTTTTGAAGAGGAGGACAGATTCTTGTGACAGTAGTCCATCCGAAGCCGATAGACAAAAACAACTTGGTTTGTTCTCAACAGAAATAGAAGCAGCAAAAGCATACGACGAATGGGCTAAATCTGAGTACGGTGTGTTTGCTTATCTTAACTTTAAGGAGGAATGATCATTTTAACTTTAAGCAGAGAAGTTGGGCAGAAGATTACGATCGGTCCGGACATCGAATTGACTATCGTCGAGGTACGAGGTTCAAAATGCAGGATCGGGATTGATGCTCCTAAAGATCTCCGCATCCTGCGCAAAGAACTGGAGGAGAACGACAGTGCCAATACAGCTGCTCGATAGTCGCCGCAAATTGTTCACCCCGTCATCTCAAGACGTGTCGTTTGTGATCTGCGCATTCCGTGCTGGGATCCTTGAGGAAGGATCACCGGCGAAACTTGTTTTCGATCTGTTGATGGCTGGATTTTGAGCCAACTGTAATTCGTGAGAGCAGCAGCGGGGGGACGCAACATACCCTTCTAGCGACCGATTCCTGCTATGTCGTCCGCAATCCACGAAGGGTGACTGGGATTTTTTTCATGTTTTGGCCCGGTCACCCGCAGGAGTTTTTATTGTCGAGTCACTCTGATGTTTGTATCATGCATGCTCAATTCGCTGGACAGAGCGAATCAAACGAACAAGTTTCAGGGAAACCTGATTCTCAAAGACCCACGTACTGATCTGTCCATCGGTGCGTGGGTTTTTTCGTGGAGTGATGTGATGACGAATGAAGAGAAATATGGATTTACTGTGAGGGATCAATGACAGAGCGAATTCAGACTTGGGATCATCAGATTCCTGCGATTAAGTTCTTGAACGACAACAAGAACACAATGCTGGCTTGCATAATGGGGGGCGGGAAATCGTTCATGCAAATCGCGAACGTCAAGCACATCGCATCGCACCCCGGCGCGAAGACACTCGTCCTCTGCCCATCCGCTGTCATGGGGGTCTGGCGCCGCGAGTTTTTTCTGCATGCCACTGAGCAGTTCGATGTTCTTGTGCTTGACAAAAAGAGTATGAACGCGTCGAAGAAGGCACAGTTGATCCACGAAGCGTTCAAAGTACAGCAGTCTCATCGCAGGCCGCTCGTTGTGGTGATTAACTTCGAATCTTTCTGGCTCCCGGCGATCATCAAGGTTCTGTCTGCCGTTGTCTGGGACAAGATTGTAGCCGACGAAATTCATCGACTGAAGTCACACTCTGCGCAGTGCAGCCGTCATGCGTGGAAGCTTGGCTGGAAGGCCGGATCGAAGACCGGTCTCACAGGTACGCCGATGCCGAACGATCCCGGAGATATCTTTGCGCAGTATAGGTTCCTCGACGACCGTATTTTTGGACGGTTCTGGGGCAAGTTCAAAGATCATTATGCCGTCATGAATAAGTGGATCCCGCAGAAGGTTGACAAGTGGATCAACCTCGAAGAACTGCATCGGAAGATCGACACGATCATGTATCGTATCGGCAGCGAAGTCCTCGTCCTACCTGACAAGCAGGACATCATGGTCGAGGTGAATCTGTCTCCTGCAGGGTACAAGATCTACGCCCAGATGCTGAAGGAGTCGATGGCCCTCATCGAGCGGATCGTCATTGACCAGGACTACAATGAGGACAAAGAGTTCCACACAGCTGTCGGTACTAACGGCGCTGTGCAGTTCCTGCGGCTCCTGCAGCTGGCTCAGGGGTATGTCACCGACGACGAAGGCGATGCCGTCAACACGGACACCGAAAAGCGCAAGGTACTGCTGGACCTGATTCAGGATGCCGGAGAGCCTGTCTGCGTCTATGGGTGGTTTAAACACGACCTCGCATGCGTCGAACGGTGCTGCGAGATCGCTGGTCTGCGGTACGGAGAATTGTCCGGTCGCCGCAAGGACCTGACACCACACGCGAAGATGCCCGACGACATCGACGTGATGGGTGTGCAGTGTAAATCCGGGTCTGCCGGGATCGACCTGACTCGTGCTCGTATTGGGATCATCCTGAACTCGGGTCTTCTGTCCCACGGAGACTTCGACCAGATGATCGCCCGCCAGTACCGGCCAGGACAGACACGGAACGTGGTGTTTTACCACCTAGTTTCGAAACGAACCGTCGAGACGAAGTTGATCACAGAACGCGGCAAGAAACGTAGTATTGTCGATGTGCTGATGACTGAGTGTAAGGATATCGCTGAGGAGGTGTTCTGATGCAATCGAAAACCATGAAGTCTGTAATGCGTCGTAAGGTCGATGCCTGGTGCGAATCGATCACTGATCTGGAAGTTCGTGAGATCGTGCGACAGAACGCGATCATCACCGGAGGCGCGATCGCGTCTATGCTGATGTCTGAGCCGGTGAATGATTATGACGTCTACTTCCGGACAGGTGATGCGGCGTTCCGTGTCGCGAAGTATTACGTCGATAAATTCGTGAAGGATGGAAAGAACAAAGTCCCTCTGCTGTTGTGCGATACGTACGGACATCCGATCGACTCATTCAAAGGAGGTCGGTTCAAGATCCTCGCGCAGTCTGCGGGGATTGTCAGCGATGAAGAGGCTGTGACAGAGTATCAGTACTTCGAACAGGCTGATCCTGACGGAGAAAAGAGCGAGGAGTATCTGAACGGTGCTGTGCAGTCTGCCGACGGAGCAGCAAAAGAAAAAGGCGAGTATCGCGCCGTATGGATGTCGTCGAATGCGATAACTCTGTCTGACAAGATTCAGATGGTGATTCGATTCTACGGAGAGCCAGCAGAGATTCATGCGAACTACGACTTCGTACACTGCACTTCGTACTGGCAGTCGTGGGACGGTTACCTGTTCCTGAACCCTGCCTCCATGGAATCGATCCTGTCGAAGGTTCTCGTTTATCAGGGAAGCCTGTACCCGATCTGCTCAGTGATCCGCACTCGTAAGTTCGTCGCTCGTGGCTGGAGAATCTCCGCTGGTCAGTTCCTGAAGATGTGCATGCAGATTTCAAAACTGAATCTCAATGACGTCAAAGTCCTCGAGGATCAGCTTACCGGTGTCGATGCAGCGTACTTCGCCGAGTTGATTTCTTCCTTGAAGAAGGACATGCATGAGCGGAAATCAAAGGAGATCGACAATACGTACCTCATGCAACTCATTGACAGGATATTCTGATGAAAGACTACAGTCACGAGCCACAACCAGTGACCACTCCGGAAGTAGTCGCATGCATCCAGAAGAACGACCTGATGTGGTACGCATCTAAGATATCCAGGCCTGCTGCGCGTAAGCAGATTCTCGAAGAGACAGGCGTGGATGTGTCGTCTAAAGTCTTCATCCGGCTCGTGTACTGGAAGTGCGAGTGGTACTGCAAACGGAAACGCAAGCCACGATCGAAGCACGACGACCTCTCCGCGGAGCAATGGGACCGTCTTCGGAACTCTGTTGCTATCAACGGTCAGATCCTGTTCGGAGTCGGCATCGGAATGGCACTGCAGATCATGCTCTCGAAAGTATCAACGAACACGAAGCAATTAAATGGGCTCCCGGCGAGATGTCGTGTCTGGGGATAGTTTGACATTTTGACAAGGATAGGGTAGGATTATGTCGCTTGGTGAGTTAGCTGCAAGGTTCGAAGTCCTCGTAAAGGAGAAGAAGCGATGCGCTGATAAAGAGAAGGGGTTATCGGATGAGATCTCCTCGCTCGAGAAGCAGTTGCTGGATGCGATGGCTGACGAGGGGATGCAGAGTGTTAATCTGGAGTCAGGGATGACGTTGTACAAGCGTTGTGACCGGTTCTATGGTGTTGCGGAAGGTCATACGAAGCAGGAGCTCGTGAATGCTTTGGCGAACTGTGAGCACACCGCAGATCTTGTCGAGGCGAACTACAATTCAAACAGTCTCCGCGCGAGGATGAAGGAGATTGAGGCAAATGGGGACTCCGTTCCGCCAGAGATCATGCATCTCATGCGAGTAACGGAAACATACAAGGTTGGTCATCGGTCATGAAAATCGAAAAGAACATCCCGGCGCCGGAAGGGCAGAGTCAGGGGCGACCCCGTCTTTACCGTTTCGATGAAATGGAAGTCGGCGACTGCGCGACGATCGATGCTTCGTATAACACGATTTACACCTGCCTTCACCGATGGAAGGACAAGCAGCCGAACGGATCCAGCATGGAGTTCAGGATCCGCCGGTATGGAAAGAAGATGCGAGTTTGGCGTCTTAAGTAGTTGATCTGTAGCCAAAAGGTAAAGGCAGCGGAAAGAAAGCCGCGTGGGGACAACTAAAACCAATACGGCCCCCAATGCGAGTTCAAGTCTCGCCAGATCACATCTCTGCATGTCGCAGAGAGACATTTCAACATTTCACAAGGTTTTATTTATGTCCACAGAGATGAAGGTTTACGAACGATCTGACTTCCTTGCCCTGGTACCGGGCTCTGAGGTCGCTGAAGCGATGGAGATGAACAGGGATGGCGAGGAAGGATTCTCGGAGAGGGATCTTATTCAGGTCAAGACACCGTCCGGAGGAGGGTTGTTTTGGACTGTCAAGGGGGCGACTGGGACCGAGAGCCTGCCGTTCATCGAAGGAGTGATCGTCTTCCGATGCCTGAAAGGGGTTCTTTGGGCAACGGACGATCCGACGGACGAGATGCCGATCCTGTCATCGGATGACATGAAAGTCGCGCAGCTCAGAGTTCCATGGGACGAAGTGCCGGCGGAGATGGCCGAAGTCCTGGAGAAGCACGAACTGACTGTCGATGAAATTCGGAAGGATCCGAAGTTCGCGAACGTGCCTGAAGAGAATCTCCCGAGACTCTTCTGGTGGGACGGCCCGAACAAGTTGCCGTATTGCGAGTACGGATCATCGACGAAGGCGGGATCACGCGGGAAGCGTGCGAAGGACAATCAGATCATCTATCTGCTTCGGAAGCACGAAGGGCTTCCGATTCGGATGAAGCTTGGTCCGACGTCCATCGGCCCGGTCCGTCAGTTCTTCAATCAGATGACAGATATCCCGTTCGTGCGGGCTGTCGTCAAACTTTCGCTGCAGGAGAAGACGAGCGATTCAGGGAAGAAGTACTCGGTCGTCGTCATCGAGCGAACAGGAACGCTTCCTCCGGACGTTGGTGCGGACATCAACTCCCGGTACAGGTTGCCGATTAAGGCGGCTTATGAGGCCGGACGCCTCAACATGGTGGACGAGTCGCCTGAGGAGTAAGCACGGAAAAGCCCCGGTGCGAAAGTGCCGGGGCTTGTTTTATATGGGGCGTGCAGCGTTGATGGCAGAAACGCATGCGACCAAGGCAGAGCAGGGGGTGCAGGTTCGAATCCTGCTGACATCGCCTGTGGCGACTACAAAACTCAGGTTGCGGTAAAAACCGTGCTCGATCCCGTTCGAATCGGGAACGCTCCATTTTCAAAGAGTCACGCTGCGCCAACCACAACTAACCGGCAATCCCTCGCATCCGTATCACCGTCCGACTGCACCCACTCGACGGTCACGATAACCTCGTCGTCGTCCGACACACCGTCCGAAAGATGCACGATCAATGCACGACCGGCCAGCAGTTGATCGCCAGCACATCCCTGAGACGCATCGACTGTGATGTCCTCGTCCAGGATAGTCACTGAATCGACAGTCAGGTTCGCATCGTCCGTGTCTCCGCTCGCCGATACTGCTGTAACTCCGTCCGGCATGAAGTCCAGATTGACGTAGTACGTCTTTTCCGCGCGAGGATGCTTGTACAGGAGGTTAGTCGATGATGTGCTCATTCGTGAAATTCCATACCATTGGCTGTTTTGAAAATGTGAACACAGTCTCCGGTTCCGTCATCGACCAAACGATTTCGTTGTCATCGAACGCCCAGGCGACTTCGTTCTCGTCGAACGCCCAGGCGATTAAATTCTCGTCGAACGACCACCCATGATTCGGAAAAACGATTGTTGTAACAATACCAGAAAACGTCCTGGGATTGAACGTCCTCTGTCCGAATGTTCTTGGATTGAACGTCCTCATGACACCACCACTGAAGTCCTGTTGTCGTCATTGTCCAGATTCACAGTAACGGTAGCGTTCGTACCTGTAAACACTTCTGTCGCAGTACCAGCACCAGTCGTTGTGCCGGCGGTAGTCGCTTCCACCTTGTCAAGCTGTGACTGAGCAACTGTATCGAGCGCCGCTGCTGCGACTCTCAATGTCACATAGACAGTGTCAATACCGTCTGTGAACACGTACCTTGCTGTGCCTTCGGCTGCCGGTCTGTCCGCGGCGTTAAACGCCAGCGTGTACCAGTGTTTACTATCTTCTGTGCGAAGAAAAGCGAATGCACCTACGCATGCTGCGTAGGCGGCATTGTTCTTGGACACCTGCCCCGTGATCTCAGCACCGAACGTCGGGAACGAGAACGTGATTGGGTTCGTATCGGTTGGAGACCGCTCATCACCAGGAGACATTGCTCCATCACTGGTTAAAAATGCAGTCAATGCGTCTGTGCATTCAGATTCAACTTCAGCATCCCACGCAGCGTTCCATGGGATGCTGTTCAACCCAGCCCCGTTCGTCCCTATGTTTACGGTATCAAGATAGATACTGTCCACTACGCCGTTGATCTGCACGTTCCCAGCAAGTATTGACTGTGCGTCATTGTCTGAAGCAACACCGTTAGTGCGGTATGCTTCCAATACTCCATTCACCTCTACTGCAGAAATATCATTCAAAGCAGCAATCAATGTCGGGATATCAGTTGTTGTATCTGCTGCAATGATATCTAAGATCAAATCTAGACGACCTCCGTTGATCCAATCAGTCAATGCTCCCATTCGAGCTGCGGTGACTTCATTTGTATTGGCGAGTTTGCTATCAAGATCTAATCCTCCTGCATCACTAATAGGCAAACCTCCCGCTGCATCTGCTGCCGCATTTGGCACGTATGCCACTTGATTGTTGATATTGACAAGGTTGAATTGTCGTGAAACAGTACGACATCCTGTTGCCTTAACCGTAATCACAACCTCTTCAGCCCCAGTTGCAAACGCAGCGTCAGGTATATCAAACCGATAGATTCCGGGTTGATTAGTGTCATCGATTAGAATGAATCCTCCATCAGCATGTGCAGCAGATGCAGACGCCAACGTAGCCATCGTGATTGCGACTCTGGCACTACGAGTGCGAGAATACGACCCAGTCACATCTGTGTAGACAATGCCGGTTTTCGGCAATCCCGTCGTAGAGTCAACAAGCTCGAATTGCCTTGATTGATCGGTGGCACCTTTGAAAATATCTGTCATTGAAAACCCCCGCTTAAATTACCAGCACCAATCATACCTCCGACAGCGGCAGGTTGATCACCAGCACCAATACCTTTACCCCAGTATGACGATGTATTTTTGATTCGATAATCACCTGCACCGGCATCGACATACTCATCTGCATCAGTCCCGGCAGTTGTCACATTGCTCCATTCTGGTGGATCGCAGTAGATTGCATTTCCACTCACCGCAGATCCAGAATAGCCTCGAATACGATTTAATTGAATGTGGGCTTTCCCGGTGCCGTTTATGTAGATGCCATTTGTCATCCCGCTACCTGTCACCATGCACTTACTGATAGTATGAAGCGACACGCTTGTACCAGTCGTGTAAATGCCAGCTACCGAATTGTTCACTGCCACACAATTGGTCATGAAGATCCTGGCATTCGTCCCTGTTGATGTATGAGCAAATCCTCCACCAGGGTTATTGGCGGATGTACATCTTGAGAGATTGATGAACGAATTGGACGTTGTCGCATACCCGTATCGAGTCCCGCTTGAGGCTGATGCATTGCCGATCATCCTTACATTTTCGATCGGTGGAGTTGAACCTGTCGCAGAAACAACGGAAGCGTAGGCTGTGCCAGAACATTCAAAGCAGCAATTTTCCAGCATGGTAACAGCACTGATTACGGTGGCGGTCGAATTAGATATCGAGTTAATTCCGATGCACCAAATAGCTCTACTTACGACCAGGACATTTGTTGTCCTGGCACTCGACGTGAATTTTATTCCGTATACATTCACCGCCACATTGCTGATCGTTACGATATTCGTTGTAGTCGCGAATACCGGCATGTTCGTATCGGACCAAACAGGTTGCGCCGAAACCCAGTCTGGATCTGGCGGAACCCATTCAACTC